AGGGAAGTCGTCACCGAGGGACTGGATACCCGCGATGGAGCGTCCGTCGATCTCCTGCCAACCAGCGTCACGGATGAGGTCACGGGTCTGCGCGTTGAACCACTTCCACCCCTCCACCAGCACGAGCTTCTGCTCAAAGATGGGGTCGAATGGGAAACGGAGGGCGTTGAGCGTGGCGTCCGTCAGCCACTCTTCCTTGAGGAACGAGTAGATGGCCTGACCGGTGACACCGGAGGTACGACCAGGTGACGTGTCATCGAGGTTTCCGAAGATCATCAGTTCGATGGTCTTCGCATCTCGGTCGATGTAGACCTCACCGTCTTCGGTTCCGGACGATGGCTGTGTCGACTGGTTTAGCTGGTCCGGGTCTACGATCTTTGCCACGGCGTACTCCTATGTGAAAGCTGGCTGACGCGCAGTATACCCGCGCGACTTCTTCCGAGAAGGTTATGGGTTGGAGTAAACCAGATCATCGACCTGGCTCACTGCCTGAGACTTGTCAGTTCCCGAGATGGTATCGAGATACACCACCGGCTTCTTGCTGAGACTGAAGACAAGCACCTCGATTGTCTTCGATGTTCCGCCATGTGAGTATGTAGTTGTCCCAGATGTCACGGACTCTACGTGGTAGAGCACGTTGTCTGACGCCGCTTCCATGATCGAAAGCAGGAGGTCACCGGTTGTGGATCCCCACGTCCCGTTGTTGAGATACCTGGCACCTGATGCGTGGACGCTCGTCGTGTCGTATTCCACCTGGTAGTAGTTCGATCCGTCGTTTGCCCCAGAGCGCTCGATCTCGATTCCGTAGGTGGTCGACGTGGCAAGGGACGACTTCCCATTCAGGTCGACGTCGAACTCGACGTAGGATGTGGTGAGGTCCGCTCCGTCGATGTAGCTCGAGACGAGCAGTTCGGTGGATCCGGGCACACCGTTCACGAGGCGGATGCGGAGGCCGTCTGTCGGTGTGCCGACCTTGCGGAGATTCAGCCTGACCCGCTCCACCTTGCCTGCGGACGTCACCTGGAACGACTGGCCGACTTTGGTGTTGGCGGTGACGTCACCGACGTTCTGGTTCGACGGGGTGCCGGTGATATCCAAGAGGGAAACGTCGCGGTCGAGGACGGTGACCTCGGACGGGTTCACGATGTTGTTGATCGTGTAGTTGACTGTTGCAACTACCGTCGTCGTGGAGCCTGCCGTGTTCCGCACGGAGGGGACGTCGCCACCTGAGATGTTGATGGTGACGGCACCACCCGACGAGTTCACGATGGCGGCATCGCTCGCACCGGACGACGGTGTGCCGTTCGACCCAGGCGTGCCACCGTATCCGGTGAACTGGAGATTGGTGAACGTGTAGGTCGTCGCCGTGTCAAGCTCGATGGCGTGACCGGCACCGGCCTGGACGAACTCGACATCATGAAGATCAGTCGTGGTGCCGAAGGTCGGATCCTGAAGTGCCGCGACAGTTGTGAGCGACGTGGTGCGGAAGATGGTGTCCGAAATGTCCGCGGATCCCTGGACGATGAGGGCTGCCTCGATGTCGGACAGGGTGACGGTCGTGGCCGAAGTCGCAGTGAACGATGCGAGGTTCTTGAACACCACACCAATGAGGTCAAGGGATCCTGCGGTACCGGTGACGACCACGACGAGTCTCGAGTCTTCCGTCGTCGTGTAGCCACGGTCCCCGTCGTTGTTGCGTTTGCCGATCGAGTCGAAGGTTGCGCCAGTGATCGTGACCGCGGTGGAAGCGTTGCCAAGGTTGACACGGAAACGGTGGTAGCCCGTCTCCACCATGCCGTTGCCCCACACGAGCACCTGTCCGGTGGCGTCGGTGAACGTGGTGGCGACCGCAGTCTCAGATGTGTTCTCACCAACGGCAAGCTCCCCGTTCACGAAGTAGATGCCATTGATAGAACGGACGTACCCCCACCGGTTCGTCTGAGTACCTTCGTCTGCGGCGAGGAACGCTGCGAAGGTGCCGTCCGGCGTTCCGCCCGTCAGCTTCAGGCCACGTCCGAGGTCGATGGCGTCGATGACGTGGTTCTCCGCTTTGGCGGTCGCCGTGTAGTCCCCGAGCCATGAGTAGTAGTCGATGGCGGTTCGTGTAGGCGAGCCGGTAGTAAGCGACGGCCGGTATCCGGCAACATTGATCGAGATGGGCACGAACGTCCACCCGCCAGCGTTCGGATAGTTGTCCGAACCCCACACGTAGTACGAGTCGTAGTTGGAAGCGTCCGACCCGATCTTCAGTTCCGTGCCGGGAGTCGTGCGGGTGTTGAGGGCGTTGTAGTTCGTGCAGTTGAGCTTGAACAGGAAGTGCCGTCGATCCGTCGCTGTGGCGTCCCTCGTCGTACCACCGGAGTAGGCGCGTCCGATGAGCGACGTGGACACCTTCCTCGACTGTGCTGTGGTGCCGGAATACACGATGTCCGGTTCATCTGCGACACCACCACCACCGCCGTCATTGATCCACGTTCCAGCGTCGGACGCGATCGTAGCTTCAGCTACCCGATCATTGTCTGCCGCAACGGTCGCCACTACTCAGCCTCTTCCTCCATCGGGAGAAGGCCGTTGGCCTTGAGCATCTGGATGATGTCGTCGCGGGTCACGTTGTCAATCACGTCGTGGTCGATTTCGCTGACCTTCTTGGCGAACTCCTGCCACTCGAGCTTGGTGGCGTTGCGCTTCGGCGGGTCGATCGGGTCTGGCTCTTTCGACTTCCCGATGACGAGGTATTCGCCACGCATGAGGGCTTCGCGCACCTTGGCAGATTCGACGGTGTTTCCGGTGCGGGCAAGCTCGCGCCGGTTGTCGTTCATCTCCTGGATCTGTTCCACTGTCAGTTCTGGCATTCCGTTCTCCTATTCGCGAAGCGTGGGTGGGGATACCGAGGGCTGATTGGCCCTTGGTCCCCACCCACGACTCTACTCGGTTGTCGTCAGCTTCCTACTCACCCGTGTTGAACGTGGGAGCGGTGTAGCTGGCGGCGTCCTGCATGATGACCGCAGCGCCGCGCTGTGCGACTCCTGCGCCCACGTAGCCGTCGTACACGCTGTCGTACAGCGGGTAGTTCTGGCGGTTGCCTTCGATGAGACGAAGACCGCGAGCCGAGGGGTTCTCGTGAACCCTCTTGCCAACGACGTTCCGCACATCCATCGGGCCACCCGACACCATTCCGAGCAGATACCCGGAGGGGATGTCATTGACCTGGACGACGGTCCAGTCGTTCACGTAGCCCTCGACCCGAAGGCCGGTGGCTCCGCGCTCTGCGCCACGGACGACGCCGGAGTTGGCGAGAAGACGAGGCACCTCGCTGGTCTCGGCCGGGATGAAGTTCGTGAACCCACGGATCGTCGGGAGGTCATCCCTGTGAGCCATGAGCAAGAACGTCGAGTCACCGAACTCGCGATACCCGTGGTGGATGAGTTGTTCGCTCATCGAATCCAGGAGCGTCTCGGTGAATCCCGCACCACCCGTGAACAGGTAGTGGTTGTGCGTTCCGTCGAACGACCACCGCTTGATCGAGGGCGGGATCTCGCCGTCAGCGTTGTAGAGACGCTTGATGGCGATGCCGTCCTTGTCGGTGTAGTTCGCGTTGCCGTACAGAGCCGAGAGCACGACCTCCTTCTCGAGATCGGTCCACGCATTGAGGATCGTTGCCTGGACCGCGAGCAGTTGCCCACCCGTGGCCTCGTCAATGTACTCCTGCGTGTACCCATCCCCGAGGTCGAAGTGCTCGAGGGGGAATCCCCGCGAGACCTGCTTGTAGCGGATCTTCGAGGGGCGTCCGTACTCGGTTGCGGTCTGGAAGCCGGGGTTGATCGGGATGCCGACCTTCTCCGTCTTCCTGTCCGTCTCGAACGACAGGAGCGAAACGATGGCATCGTTCGACGCGTTGAACGCGGCGAGCATTGCCTGCATCTCGACCCAGATGTCGTTGACGGGCTGACCGTCGATGGTGACCCCTCGCTGACCGGGAACGGTCTCGAGGTAGTCGTCCCTCGACAGGAATCCAGCGGGACTCGCACCTTCGGCAGCACCGAAGAGCTTGTGCCCTGCCTCGTCCCCGAAGAGGTTGACGAGCTTCGCGAGGGGATCGTTGACAGCGGCCTCCAAGGAGGCTGCGGTGACAAGCGTGCGCTTCTTCATTTGCTTCCTCCTTCCTAGCCGGTCGGCTGTCCGTTGACGTTGATGAGCAGGCGTGACCCGCCACCGAGAACGGTCCCGATGTAGATGTCGCCCACTCCAGGGGTCGTGGTCACGTCGCCAGAGGCCGTCGCGTAGAGCGCGTCACCCGCGGACAATGCCGGGGATGCCGCCGTCTCTGCTTCGACAAACTCTGCGAACGTGAACACGGTGTACTTGCGTCCGCCGATGACCTGGTTCTCGGTGCCATCCGAAAGGGGCTTGCGGCCCTCCTTCGTCCAGATGACGCCGACGCCCGTGGTCGCGGCGGATGCGATGAGATCACCGTTGGCGTCGAAGTTGACGCACAACATATCCGCATCGCCCCATGCACCAGCGGTGCCATCGAGAGCGGCAGCGGCAGTTGCGCGGAACTTGCCACCTTCAGGTGCCTTGTCTGGTCGCATTCTGTGGTTGCCTTTCCCAAGGAGCGAGCGGTGAGAGGTTCCTGACCGCTATACGCCTACGCGCCCTGTGGTTCTGAGTTGTTCCTTGTATTTCTCGACCTTGCCCTTGAAGGTGTCGGGGTCTGGGGGCGTGCCCCTTGTACCACCGTCACCGTCTCCGGGACCAGGCCGCTTCAGGAGGTACGGCTTCTTGTCGGCCAGCGACTTGAGCTTCTTCCGTACTTCCCTGGTCGAGACGTCGCCGTCCTCGAGGATGTCATCTTGTGAGATCATCGAGAGCGCATCTTCGGGATCCTGGAACCCCGCATCAACTGCCTCCCGATACACCGTGTTCCTGATCCGCTCATTGAGCAGATTCACACTGGCGCTCGACGCCGCTGCAAGTGCTTCAGCTTCGGCAGCCTTCGCCTCTTCCAGTTCGGCTTGGAGACGTTCGACGTCATCCATCTCGGCCTTCTTGATCTTGGCGAGTTCGGCCTCGAGTTTCTTGCGAGCCTCTGCCTCTTCCTTCGCCTTGACCCTGCGGTCGGCGGCTTCGCGCCGGAGGCGTTCGACATATGCCTTGTCGTAAACCTCTGGCTCGTCGTCGTCGGCCTCGATCACATCCTCCACCTGGGAGTCCGGATCCACCTCATCCCCTTCGGCACCGAACATATCGGTGACGTAGAACGAGAGGCGATTCGAGTTGATGTTTCGCACTTGATACCTCCTGGGTTCGTGCGTTCAGACGCGAAGATACTAGAGAAGTGACCGAGATGTGAAGTAATCGGTTGATTACGTCTGAGATTCGTTCGTGTCAGACGAATCATTGATGACTTCGGTGGCCTGCATTTCCTCTTCGGCACGGTCCCGATCTTCTTCGATGAGGTCGAGCAGAAGGCGCTCTTCCTGTGGGGAAAGTCCGATCTGAGTAGCGATGAACTCCACCGGGAATCCAGTGTCCGCCATCGTCTTGCCTTCTTCGAGCTTCGCCAACCGATAGTCGTGCCTCGGGTCACGCCAAATGGATTCACCGACCAAAGACTGAGCATTCTCCCCGGTGAGTGCGGTAACTATGAGCCTCGCCACCTGCATCCAGGAACTTCCGAACCTTCTTTGCTTGGCTTCCACCTTGTCGTTCAATGGCTTGTCGTCAACTAGGAGAGCTTCGCCGCTAGGCGAATCGCCGCGCCCTCCACGGTCGGACTGCATGAAGTAGCGAACCGGTGTCGATGATGTGAGGGCCATGTGCTGAAGCCACATGGAAATCGGCTCCATGTAGTTGTTCGGGTTGGCCGTGTCGAACGTGGAGAAGTGCGACTGGACCTGCTTGCCGTCAGAGTCGAACGACGGCTTGAAATGCCACACCTCGCCGGGGCCGGACTTCCACCCACCGGTCGGCGCGTTCGACATCGTTTCGATGACACGCTGCGGAAACGCCTGGAACTCGGATGTGACGAGGAGGTCCAGGAGCATCTTGTTGAGTGCGTCCTGTTGCGGGATGTGGTCCTTGATCTCGGACTCGTAGCCGGTGTTGTTGAACTCGATGACGGGCACCACACCGAACGGGTGCGGGAGGGGCCACGGTTCGTTGGGGACCAGGCGCTTCTCGAGGTCGCCACCGAACCATCCGACACCGGGGATCTCATTGAGCGCGGACGGCGTGGTGGAGTCGGTCGCACTGTCCTTGCCGCGGTCGATGAACTTGTAGACGAACTCGGGCGTGTAGAAGTTCACGTAGACGTCGCCCTCGTCGGTGGTCCAGCGACGGACAGCCCACCTCGCTCGGGTTCTCCGCTGCGGGTCGTAGAACACGCGGCAGATCTGCCCAGGTTGCCAGTCGACGGTTGCCCCGATTTGCTCGTCGGGCCACACGATGACGAAGGCACGAGACTCGACCAATGCTCCTTCGTGGAGATCGTCCTGTTGGACTTCGATCTCATTCAGTCGGAGGACACGCCATACCTCGTCGGACAGGGTGGAGTCCTCGTCGCCCTCGAAGCTGAAGTTGACAAGCTCGAGACGGTTCCGGACAGCGTTCACGATGACCTTCATCCAGTTGTCGCGGAAGCCGTCGAATGCGTCACCGAAGATCGAGGTGAACGTCTCCGTCGCATACACAAGCTCTTGCTCGCCCTCGAAGTAGGAGCGATACTTGTTCATCGCTTCGGTCTCTGAGGTCAGCGTCGTAAGCTCGGATCGAAGGATTGCTCCCCGAGCGATGCGGTCGTCATTCGTCATTGGGAGCATCAGTCAGTCTCTTCCTGTGACATCGAGAACAGATTGTAGGACTGGATCGTCTTCCGGGAATGGATATGGGGAGAGCACCGAACGCATTCGAGCACGTAGCTCGGCGGGACAGTCGAAACGTAGGCTACGAAATGCCACTGATGCCCAACGAGCCTACACCGCATCCGCTTCCTGCGGACCTGGCGCTCTTCGGCCTTCGACAGTTCGTGACCTGGCAGTAGCTCAGTAGCCATAGACCTTCGATTGTGACAGAGGAACCTTCTTGTGCGCCCGTCGCACAGGGACGAGATCCTGGCCGCGCCGGTAGACCTGGCCCTGGGAGACGAATGCGATTTCACGTTCGGTGGCCTTCATCGCATTGGAGAAGGCGTCCACCTGGTCGTCGTGCGAGCCGATAGGGAACGCCCCAAGCTCCGCGATGAAGTCTTCGATCCACGGCCCGTCCACGAGGAACACGCGCCCCTCGTCTACTCGAGCCGCGGAGATGGCAGCGTTCTGCTCCTTGGATCCGGTGACGTACATCGGCCTGACGTTGTAGTTCGGGAGAAGGTTGTTCGCGTAGTAGTTGGTGAAGTGCTTACCCGCAGACCCGCGCTCCTGCTCGAGCCACTGCGTCACCCGCATCCCGTCACCGACCGCCGCGGCTTTGACTTCGTTCTCGACGCCACCAGGCCCGAGACGGAACCGGCGCACGTCGAGCACGTAGTAGTCGCGGAGGTTCGGGTCGCCGGAGCCGGTGTACGTCGCTGCGATCTTGAGACCGACCGTGTAATCAGGGTCCGGGTTGAGTTCCGACTTCTCCGTGGCGGCAAAGTCCCAATAGCGGAGGATGCACGCGATGTTGTCGGCGGAAGGCACCTGGTCCCATCCGATGCGCCGGAAGTTCGAGATGTTGAAATAGCCGCCACTGGACGTCGCCGTCCAGTCACCTTGGAGAAGCTGCGCCCTCGTGACGTCACCTAGCTGGCTGAGTCCCTGGACGTATTCCTCGTGCTCCAGGAACGGGTTGTCGAAGAGGTCAGCGGAGACGAAGACACGTCCGGTGGACGGGTGGGTGCCGGTGGGCAGATTCCACCGCTTCCTCACCCATTCGTGTCCTGGCCCTCCTGGGTTAGTTCCTGCCCGGAGGCGTAGCTTGATGGGAGAGTCCTTGAGGCGTCGAAGTCGGGAGTAAAGGTAGAGATACTGGTGCTCAGGAAAGTGCGTAAGCTCATCGAACCCGACGTACTGGTATTCAGATGACTGGAACTTGAGTTCGTCGCCTTCGTGGTCCATGAATCCGAAGTTGAGGGTCGCTCCGGAGGGGAAGACCCATCGGTAGTTGAGGCCGTCCCAATGAGCACGTGTCCCGTGCAGCCACTCTCGAGCACGGAACATGAGGCCACCTGGCTTGTCGAGATCCCGGTAAGTACGTCGAAGAAGGAGCGCACTGACCGGCCAATCGTCCACATCCTGAAGAGCACCGGCAAGTAGCGCCTCGGACTTTCCCCCACCCGCAGCGCCTCCGAAGAGAGCTTCCGGCGTATCCAGGAGAAGGAATCCAAGCTGTTTCGGGGAGATTCCTGAGACATTGTGGTCAGTCGTCACCCTCGGCGGGTACGGGATAAACGTCGACCACCTCGGCATCAATGACTTCCCCAACATCGAGACGGTTGCCTCGTCCATCGAGGACACCCGCTCGTTCCAGGACGTCGAGGACTTCTCCGATGTGGTCACGTTCCACCTTCAGGTTGTGGTCTACGCTCACTGTACCGCCGACAACCTCTGTCGGCATACCCCTTGCAAGGCGCTCCGCAGACATTAGCGCGGGCATCGTGCGAGCCGAAGAGCTTGCAAGCGTAATGAGGCGCTTCGCGGAAGTGTTGGATAGCTCTTCGATGAAGTTCGGGTCGTTCTGGAGCTTCATGTTGAGCGCCCGGATTGGGACCATCAGCCCCTCGAGCGCTTCTTCGATTTGGTCCTGGTGGCGGTCCACCATCTCTCGGGTGGCCTGGGATCGAGCTAGCTGGTAGAGGCGTTCCTGCTCTTCGTCCCACGAGACCACCCTCTCATTCCAGCGATACCGCGATGAGATCTTGTAGACACCATCGAGCGTGATCGTCGCCTGTTCCGGTGTGCCGCCATGCTCATTGAACCAGCGAACCGTCTCCGCGATGGAGCGGCCAAGGCCGGAGTCGCGGTAGTGCTCGAAGAGGATCCAGTGGGTGTCCTTGGCCTCTTCGACCAGTCGATCCCAAGGGGCGGACCAATCCGCCTTCGGAGTAGGGACCGCGAGGCTGTCACGCGTGATAGGTTCCGGCCCCTGCTCGATGGCGTGCTCGAGTCCAGACATCGCATCATTCAACTCGTCTATCTCGTCTCGCCTCGGCATACCTGTCCACCACTGATCCGTCGATGTGGTCACCGATCATACCCACGAAGTCTTCGACACGGGTCTGACCAGGATGATGCTTTGGCTGCACAACATCAGACTCATCTCGGACGAGGAACGCGCTCCGCTTCCACTCTTCGATGAGTTCCAATGTCACCCACCCGTGGTAGCGAACACCGGAAACGACCACCTCGACGGGGAAGCGACCTTCCATCGTTACTCGTCCCACCCTGGGTGCACGCGGCGACCAATCGCGATCTTCCCGATGCACTTCTTGCACGCGCCCTCTGCTTCCTCATCGAAGGTCTTGTTCGACACCTTCTCGGCGGCACGACCGCATAGGGTCTTGTCGCCACCCTTCTCAGCCGCATGGACGACGTACCTGAGACGGTACGATTTCGTGAATGCGTTGTACGTCTTCGCTGTCATTGGGATCCTTTCGTTTCCCTTACCTTACTACCGAGTAGGTAGCCGATGGAATATCTGCGGCAACCTCACTGGCGCACCGTCCACAGATCTCAGCAACCATGACATCCCCGGCACCTGTCAGCGGCTCGATCGTGACGAAGAACCAGGCACGCCTTGGCTCGACCTTCACCTCACCCTTCTTCCTCGGTGGGTTGACCGTTTCGGACTCCACGTACTCACAGCGGTCGCACTTCTGGTTGAGGATCACCTGCTTGCTCATCTGTCGACCTCCGGGTCGATCGTGGAGTTGAGTAGCCCCCAGACGATCGTTCCGATCACGCCTGTCCCAAGGCCCGCAATGAAGACAACAACGTATCCCATGAGGACTCCCCACCTTTCGTGTAAGTCCCCACCGCGGTACGTGTCAATGGCTCCCTGCAACGAGTGCATCTCTGCTTGTTGCCGGATAGGAACGCGTCGGCCACCTCGACGTGTCCATTTGGGCATTCCCATCTGCCCCAGATGTGCTCGACTATCGCGTCTGCCATACCTCTCCCATCTTCGCCCAGAAGCGGTTGAGTCGATCCTGGACTGGACCCAACGCCATCCTGTAGTGGAACGTGCAGAGGTACCGGCCGTTCATGCCGAGCCTTGCCTTGTCGTCGCAGCTTTCCCAATTGCACTTCATGTGCTCTCGCCTTTCTCTCCAGTGACCAGGTAGGAGAACAGTTCTGGTGGCACCACCGGCAGCACCCCATCCTTGCTGTTCTCGATTGTGAAGTCGAAGTCAAAGTCGACCACCTCTGATGCGTGCTCCGGTGTGACACCTATGCGCCTCACTCGAGCCTGTTCGCTCGCGGTGACGAGCACCACGTATCCGCCACGGTCACGGATGGCTTCCGTCTCGTTCCGGAACCGGACATCGGTGAAGAGCACCACGTCGCACACAGAGTCCTCTGCGCGCTCCATGCCACGCTTCACCCAATGGTCAGGATCTTCGGCACGCCGGAAGTCGGTGCCCCACCATTGGAGCAGGCGACGGATCTCGTAGGGCGTCGGCTTCTCGTAGAGGCGCGGGATGTACGCCCCGAGCACGTCTTCGATCTCACGACGAACCGCACCGGCAAACCCGATCTGCTCGGCAGTGACCTCCCGCTTCCACAGATCGTTCTCGATGATGTCCGCGACGTAGTTCTTCCCGGCACCGGCCTTCCCTGCAAACCCGATGTAGCGCCTCACGACCCACCACCCTCAAGCATGTAGCAGATGTCTCGCCACGAGCGGGCGTACTCGAGTGACGTGTCGCCCTGGACGTGTTCGTTCCACGGCCGGAGGAAGAGGATGTTGCGCGCCTCCCACTGAGTCCACGACTTGTCTGGCTTGTCATCCACGACGACGTTGGCGCGGTAGAGCTTCTTCCCGAGCTTGTCGGTGAACGAGATCGTGTCGTATGGGATCCGATAGCTGTCAAGCCACTGAAGCGTCGACTCCCGAGCACGGAGGGTCGCCTCCCTATCGGTGAACGTCTTCGCCGTCACGATACGGATATGCCATCCAAGCCCACGGAGCACACGAAGAACCTCGGGTGCCTCCGGGTCGACAAGACGCCCAACTCGGAACACCTCGCGTTCCATGATCCCCTGGAACATGACGTGGTAGAACTCCTTCTTGGAGATCCCCCAAGCGGTGTGAAGATCCCACTGGTCAGGCTCGGGCCAGTCATATGCGTTCTCGTGCCCATACTCCCAAAGCTGGTCTCGCATCTCGCCCACGAAGTCGTAGAGCACCCCGTCGACGTCGACATTGATGAGGCCCTTCGGGTTGGCATGTGTCATGTTGTGTACCTCTCGATTCGTGGTCGTTCTGGTTGGGACGGGTTGGCGTTCGCGATGGCGAACATGACCATCATGCCGAGAAGGACACCGACTAGGAGTCCGAAGGCGAAGCCGCGCACGTAGGTCATCGGTCCTCCCAATGCTCGGGGCACATGCACTCGTCTGAGATGCACTCGTGCGGTTCCTCAAGTCCGTGTAGGCGTGCCGAGTAGCACACGAAACAGAGGACCAGATGCTCATTCGCCATCAGGAATCTCCGACTCTCTGGACCCCACCAATCGACGTCACTGGATAGTCCTGCTCGCCAAAGACGCGCACAGAATGTCCCTTCGGTGATACCGCAACCTGAAAGTCGTGAACCAGCCCGTTCGCCACAACCCGCAGTCCATAGACCGTCCCGAACCTGAAAGTCGCCAGGCGCTCCACCTCGAACCGTGCCTCAGTCGCCATCAGGCACCCCCAATGGGACCAGCATGTATACCCCGTCAGGCACCTCGTATCCCAGCCCCCGCTGGGTGCCAAACTCGATGTTCTGCTTGGCGTTGATCGTGTAGACCTCCGCTGTTCCGACAGGCTCCACCGGCACCAGCACGCCGTCCTCGGTCAGTGCGTCAACCATCAAGTCAAGACCTAACTCGAATGCCTTCTGACTGTCTACTCGCCACAGGGTCGGGTCAGTCGCCATCAAGCACCGCCAACGGCACGATGGCGTAACGACCAGGGACAACCTCAGCTTCGACATCGTAGGTCACGGCCATGCGTGCCGTGTTGCGATCCTCGTAGTGGTACGAGTACAGGAGTTGACCCGTTTCGGGTGCTCGCAGACCCGTCAGTTCTACGATGGCGACAGGCTCCACAGGCACGCCCCACTGCCTCAGTCGATGTTCTGATTGCACCTGACGGGTTGGGTCCACTCGGTACAGGTCACTCATCGGATTCGCTCCCTGAAGACGCGCTTGGCCTGGTAGAGCCAGATCCTCGGGTACACACGCCACCGGTACTTGGTTTGCGGGATCTCGAGCTTGCTGATTTCCATGAGGTCACTCAGCCGCATCGGAAATGCTCCTTTCAGCCGCATATGCCCGCGCGTGGGCTTCGCAGTATCCGTAGTTGCATTCGCACTCTTCGTCCAGGACACCCCACTCGTCGGGCTGGTGTCCGTTGCACAGCCCCGACTTCCGCTCGATGTCATCGACAAGCCGCTTCGGACAGTTCGGGAATCCGCATACTTCCTCGGTGAAGCTCAGTTCCTCGAACGTCACAGTCTGTTGCGGGTAGGCGATGGCCTCGAGGGATTTGGCGATGGCCTCGAGAGCGTCCGCGGTACGTTCCAGGTCGTCGGCTATGCCGACTAGGTAGAACAGGTGGTCGGCTATGCCCTTCAGGTAGATCCAGTCGTTCCCGCTCATCTGTTCGCCCTCCTTGACGCCTTGGCCTCTTTCCGACGCCGCTTCTTCTCCGGATCGGCCTTGTGGTTCGGGTGCTTGGGGGTGAGGGAGTCTGTGTCCCAGACCTCCCAATAGGAGCCGCTGCCCTTCTCGCGGCGTGCACGCTCTTTGCGCCACTTCTCCGCTGTGAGCCTTGCCTTCCGTGGGGACTTGCGCCTCCACTTTGGGTTCCCTACGAGCTTGCCTTTCACGTGGTTTCCTCTCTCGGCCAGCACACATACTGGTGGCTGACGGCTCTCTGGTAGACGGAGGCCAGGTCAGCCCCCCAGATGACTCGATCGCAGATGACACATACCCATCGGTGCATCAGAGCCAACTTGCGACGTAGGCCGCTGCCCGTATCCACAGGAGCGTGCAGGCGATGATGGCGACCGCGATGAGTATGGCCCCGAAGATGATGAAGATGTCGTTTCGGTCACGCATACCAGCGGATCCTTTCGGTGTCATCGAGCCTGATGAGCGCCGATGCTACGGCCCTCAGTTTGGGGTGGGCCGCGATGTCGTGGACGAGGTACACGAAGTCCCACAGGAGTTGATCCTCTTCGCTGTGGGTGGCCTCGGCGTCACCGGACTTGTGTTTGCTGACCACGGCCGTCAGTGCGTCGATTGTCTCGATGAGTTGTTGAACCTGTTCGGCAACCTGTTTGCTTGCCACCCGTTTCCCTCCTGACTGCGTACCGCAAACCTTAGCAGGATAACGAAACGAAGACAAGTCATAGACGAAGAAGAGCCTCCCCGTTGGGTTGGGGAGGCTCTTCGACCCTGCGAACCACTGGAGACCGGTTCGGCGCGGACTCTAACCGATCACAGGCGCTTGTCCAACATTGAGACTCATTCTCAGTGTTTCAGGGGGCGGATCGTCTCGAGGTGTTCGTGGTTCCCGCACGCCGCCATCCGGTTCCCCACCGCCTTCCGTCGAGGTCCATGTGACGGAAGCCGTCGCAGTGGATGTAGTAGCAGTTGCGGTCTCGGCACCTGAAACGACGAACGTCACCGATCAAGCCCTGAAGACGCCGACTGTCAGCGAAGTCACCCCGCTGTAGTCCACGTAGACCTTGCCCTTGTCGACACCGGTCTTCTGGTTGTAGAGGGAGGTGTTGAACGGGCCGATCATGGCGTCTGCTCCGGCCCCGACTGCGATGACGGGATCTTCGATGGCGAGTCCGTCGACTGTGGCGGGTGTGGTGAGGGTGACGTTGATGGAGCCACCGGATCCGTTGATGACGTGAAGGAACTCGGCTCCGTTGTTGACGAACATGTTGCCGTCGACGTTGGCCGCTGAGTATGAGGGGGTCGTCCCGGAGGGGATGATGACCTGGGTTGTGAGATCTGTGCGCGCCATTTCCTGTCCTTTCGGGTTCGCGCTACGACGATAGCAACTCGATGTCGACGTGTAGCTGATTCAGTCGCCTGGTCCGCCATTGGAAGGAGCGAAGTGCCTTGAAGTAGCCGGTGTCGGCTGAGGACAGGATGGCGTCTGCGACGTCGAGGGTGTCGACTGAGTAGAGATTGCGTGCGATGAGGTAGGAGACGGATTCGAGCATCTGTTCGGTGAGGGGCGTGTAGTTGAGGCCGCATTCTCTCGAGCAGTAGTAGGTGTGGTGCTCTTGGCTCTTGCGTCTGTGGGTTGTTCGGAGGCCTACGAGCCAGAGGTCCGTTCCGCACGAGTAGCACTCGAGGTTGTAGTCGAACCAGTCTGGTCGTAGGCCTCCACTCATCGGTTCCTAGCAGCGACGTTCGCTGTACCGGTAGGTCTCGCCGTCGATGGTGACGGTGAGCTTCCCTCGAGCGAGCGTGCCCTCCAGTTCGAGTCCGGCGTGGGTGCCGGAGATGCCGTATGACCAGATCGGCCCTGTGTAGATGACAGTCTTGCCAGTCTTGACGGTGATCGTTCCCGGTTGTGCCTGCCAGGAGAACACGCGCCACGTTCCGGGTTCGGCGGATCCGTAGCCCCAATTGTGGCCGTAGTACGAGATGGGTGCCTGGTAGTCGGGCGAGCATCCGATGTCGACTACGACACCTCCGGCAACCGTGTCGGGTGCCATTGGCGGGTTGGTCCGCTTTGCGGCGGTTAGTGAGAGTGCCATGACGATGATGGCGATGAATGCGACGGTGCGCTTCATGGTGTCCCCTTCCTTTCTCCAGTGTTGAGGGGCGGTTCACCTTAGCAGGTTCGGCTCGGGTGCGCTTTGGGGGGCTAGTGGGTTTGCGGGCATTTAGCCATTGGGCTTATGGGCACTTGTCACGAACGCAATACACCTGTGGCATGAACGCAATGCAAACCGGAACGAAATGGGCCGAAATTGTGGGAGGCGTGCCCTAGCGATTTGGCCCGGTCCCCGCCGGGGTTTCACCTATTCCTTAGTTGGTAAGTTAGGGACTAATGTAATTTGGTCCCGGACCTTATTCTCACCTTGAGCATAAGTCTTAGTCCTAAACCTACCCTCCGTCCTACTTCCTTCCCCGTCCTCGTCCCTATTCCGTGGAGCACGTGCACTACTTCCCACGTGTTCCGTGGTCCTCGTCTTCCGCGAGCTCGTGTTTGGTCCCCGTCCCCACGTCCTCCGTCCGTCTTCGTCCTACTTCCCGTGTTCCCGTGTAGTCCCGTGCACTACTTCCGGACCATTCCCCTAACTTCCTTCGTGTTCGTGGGAGGACGTCCACCACGTCCCCTACTTCCTGGAACATTCCCCTAACTTCGTCCGTGTTCCACCGAAGACACGGGAAGTACCTATACACGTCCCCTACCTCCGTCCTACTTCGTCCATCTTCCTCGTCTCGTCCTCCGTCCTAACTTGCATTCCGTTAGATATCGGTCCTAAAGTTTCGACGTCGGACTACCGTTATAGGTAGAGACGGGAAACGGTCCCACGAGGACCACGGAAACGGAGGACCACGGATGGCACGTCACACGGTACGGATAGAGACGGCTCACGGGACGGACTACGCGCCGAAGACGGACGCGGGAGGACGTCACACGAACGGACGAGCCGTGTGGACCGCGGAAGACGGATGGACGGACCACGGACCACGTGTCCTCGTGACCACGGATAGCCGCGGACGTCTCGTGATTGTCCCCACGGGAACGGAGGACGGGAGGACGAGCTAACGGACGAACGGGAACGGGAAACGGGAAACGGAAACGGAGGACGGAACATGGAACGGAAGACGGAAACGGACGGGACGAGGATCACGCACTACGTGGATCCGGACGAACGACACGCGACCGCGTGCGGGCAGTACGTGAGCACGTGGGACTACGCGGGTAATCCTCGTGTCCGCGCCACGGTCCCCACGTCGGAACGCGCCACGTGTACCGCGTGCGCGTCCGTCCGCGAGGTAGTCCAGGAACGCGAGGACGAGCTAGGAACGGAGGACCACACGTGACCATCTACGGGACACGAGCACGAACGGAGGACCACTACACGTCCGCGGTGGAAGTACCCGCGGACGTCCTCGCGTCCGGACCACGTGACGGAGGACTAGTTGTCCGGACGAACACGGAGGACGTGTGGGACGCCGTGGACGCCGTGACGAGGTACATGGACCGCGTGGACTACCGCGGGACCGTGACCGCGTACGCGTGCGAAACGGGAACGGTCCTCGTGTACGTGACACGAGACGAGGACGGATGGACGGAAGACGAGGACTACGGGGAATGGGAGGACCGCGCGTGACCACGGAACGGAACGGAACGGAACGGACGAACGGACTAGGGGACGTGGGACCGTTCCCCGCGGATACCCTGGAACTAGGCGTGTACCTCGCGTCCTCGTGGGGACGCTATAACCTGGAACGGCTCGTGTCCCTAGTGGACGCGTTCCACGAAGACGGAAGTATCACGGCGTCCGTGGACGAGCACGCGCGCGCAATTGTCGACTTGTCCCTATACGGGGAAGACGGGACGGACGTCACGTGTGAAGACGGGACCGTCTACACGTGGGAGGACGCGTGCGATATTTCGTCGGAACTATGGGACGAGCTAACGGAACTACTGCCGTCCTCCCCGTCCCGATATTGGGAATGGGTAGACGGGGAACTATTCCTATCCGCGTACGCGTACCGTGTCGACGTCACGGTCACGGCGTCCTACTTCGTCGCGGTGGACGATATGGACGCGGACGGGGAATACGGACTAGACGAGGACACCGCGAAACGGATAGCGCTAGCTCGTCTCGCGCGGCAACTAGACGGAATGGAACGGACCGCGAGGACGTGGGACGTCCACCACGGACCACGTGCACGCGTCCGGATCGAAACGGACGCCGTGGACGCGTCTACACGTGACGTCGCGCTAGTGGAATACATGGAACGGACGAAGACGGACGAAGACGAAACGGGAACGGTCCTTCCTCACCTAGCTATCCGTGCGGAACGTGCGGAACGCGCCAGGAAGGAAGACGAGACGAACGGAACGGAGGACGGAACATGGACGCCGTGACAATTAGGGACGCATATCACGAGCTAGCTCGTGTCCTAGACGGACGGAAACGGGACACGAACGGTCCCGCGAAATTGCAGCACAACACGTACCTCACACGGGACGAGGACGGGACGCTACGTATCCGATATCACGCTACGGACGTCCTCACGTATCACGCGGACGAGACGGGGACGTCTTCGGACGGGACCGTGACGCTAGACGCGGACGGATGGTGGACCGTGACTACCGCGAAACGGTACCGCGACCATCTACCGCGTGGATGGTCCGTTTCCTTCCGTCACGGAGGACTACACGTCCCCGGATCCGAAACGGTCACGAGGTACGGATACACGTACCGTCCGTCCGTCCCCGCGTTTACCTATTGGGACGGAATGCGCGTTACGGACGAGCACGAGGACGGACTATCGGACGAGCCGCGCGTATTCCTCGTGAATTACACGGACGCGCCAAACTTCGTCTCGCGGGACGCGTT